CAAAAAAGCTGTGTGAGATTTGCGGGATTGAACCTGAAATAATACAAGATTATGAATTGAATGATATTGAAGTATATCCTGATTTTGAAAATAACAACGATAATTTTGTGAAGCTATTAGAATTAAAAATTTTAACTGGTTGTACTTTATGGGGATTTTTGTCCTTAAAAGGAGTATATATGTCCCGAAAAGAAACTGTACTTAAAACTATTTATTTTATTTTAAGTAATAAAGTTAAATTTTTAGATAATAAATCAAGAGAACAAATCAAACAGGCAATCAAATCGGAGGTGTGGAAGTATGAGTAAAGGCGAATTAGGTGAAGATTTGGGAAATTTGCAAGCTGAATATAGATATAAAATATCCAGAATGACAGAAAATTTTAGGAACGGGAAATATTACAATTCAAAAATTTACAAAAGAATGGCTGAAACCCTTGCAGGATATATGGCCGCATATGATGAATTAGAACAACTTTTAGATTTAAGGTGGAAAGGTCAACAAAATGAATGGTTTAAACCGTCAAAGTATAATGAATATTTAGACAGAATTTTAAAAATAGGATTATAAGGAGATAAGCGATGACAACAGAACTAGAAAAGGAATTCTTTGACGCGTTCGGGATTAAATGCAATATATTAGAGCATCAACAGTTTAATTACGCTCAAGTACCTCGCGGGTTAGAATTTTTCAAAACACGAGAAAAATTAGTAGATGCAGGTATGATTAAAATAGGTTATAAAAAGCTCACTCCAACACCTGCGAACGATTGTATCTATTGGGGTGAGTATCACTACCCTACAATCACCGACCGCATTCTGCTGGAGCTGATTGAAATTATTATAAAAAGGGATTTCGACACATTAAAACTATATAAAGTTGATGGCTCATACCACGGACAATTTGATACAAATATTGACCATTATTTTGCTAATTATCAAAAAAACAATCTTAAAAATTTAATACTGCATATATGCCAACATAATTCTAAAATCTTTGACCACCAAGTCCGCGAGCTGTTCGGGGTAAATATGACAACTAATAGGAAAAGATAAAAATAATGAAAATTCTTGAAATTAGAACTCAAGAAGCAGGTAAAATAATGTAACAAAACTTCATGAAGAAAATTTCATGAAGTTATTTTAAAAAGGAGAAAAAATATGAAAAACAATGTTATACAAATGAATAAAGGAACAACCGAAGAAAAATTTTTAAGAGCAAGAGATATACAAAAAATATTTAATATTGCACGTTCAACAGTAGATAATTGGGTAAGATACGGATATTTAACACGACACAAAATAGGTCGCAATATTTTTTATGAAGTATCAGAAGTCGAAAAACTAAAGACTATAGGAGCGTAAGCTATGGCTAGCATAAGAAAAAGGACTTGGAAAAATAAATCAGGTAAACATACCTGTTATGAAATAAACTACGTCATTGACGGTAAACAATATCGCAAAAGTGGGTATAAATCACTTTTAGAGGCACAATTAGATTTGCCGAATGTTATATATGATTACAACACTGATATAAAATTTGTTACTCTCTCCAATATTTTTATTAACCGTCATTGTGAGCTAAAATGTAAACAATCAACAACAGATTTATACAAAAGATATATTAATGCTCATTTTCAAACGTTAATGCCCAAAATTGTAAAAAACCTATCGCATAAAGACATAGAAAACCTTATATTTTCACTAAAGACAAAAGGGTTATGTAATTTATCAATCAATAAACTTCTTCATTTGCTGCGAGCTATATTTAACTATGGAATAGAAAATAAGTTTATTAGCTCAAGCCCTATTCTAAAAAGTGATAAACTAAAAGAAGAAAAGAAGGACATATGTGTTTTAGATGAAAATCAAATTCAACTATTTTTAGAAGCAGCACAACGTAAAAGCATTAAAGTATATACATTACTTGCGACGGCATTATACACAGGAATGCGGCGTGGGGAACTACTTGCTTTGGAATGGTCAGATGTTGACTTTAAGAATTCGAGAATTAAAGTTAATAAGCAGGTATACAAAAAAGAAAAAACAACAACTAAAAGTAACAAGGTAAGATTTGTAGATATTCCTTATAATTTGATTAAAATTTTACAGGAATACAAAAGACAACAAACAATTTTATCAAAAATCGTTTTTTGTAATTCTACAGGTCAGTATTTACATCCTTCGTCCTTGGAAAGGCATTATTTTTATGCTACATTGAAATTAGTAAATAAAGATTTACCAGAAGATGAAAAAATACAATTAAGATTTCACGACCTAAGACATACTTACGCGACATTTTTATTAAGTAAGGGAGTGCCGATAAAGTATGTACAAGAACAATTAGGTCATTCCAGTGCAAAAATGACATTAGATGTATATGCCAGTTATATGCCCAGTGTCAAATTTGAAGCTTTAAAAATCCTAAATGATTTACATAAAAAAGAAGGAATAGAGCACAAATTGAGCACGAAAACGTAAAATAAAGTAAGCATAAGGGGTTTAACCTATGGGTGATGAAGATAAACAATTCAACATCACGGGTTTTCAACTTTTACAACTTTTGCAAGTTTATATTAATATCAAGCCTTTTATAAAGTTTTCTTAGTTCTTTATTTTTCAATTTTTACAACTTTTATTGAGTAAAATTGAGCACGATTTGAGCACGGTAAAATTTTATAAAAGGCTTATTTTTTTTCAAAATAAAATCTCCGGCGAAATTAATCACCGGAGCCGAATTATATATTAAAAAGGAGGAATGCATAATATGCATTCATATATAAAAAGCTATGCTTTGTAATTATCAATAGCCTGTTTTCGGTTATGACCGTCTGCTCTGTACGAAACGTGTATCCATTTGTCGGTTTTATTGTACTCGTATAATAACTGGTCATAAGGTAAATGAGATTTGATATAATTGAATACATCTTTTAAGTTCTTTTGAGGAACAATCAGATCTGCAGCTTGACCGTATAAATGCTGTGAATTAGAAGCACCTCCTACACGTTTATTTAAAACGGCACAGCGAAATCCACTCGTTATTACAATTGGGCATCCTAGATTGTTTCTTAAAGGCTGCAAAACATTTTCGCACAGTGCCTTTAAATTCTTTATTACAGGTTGTAACGGTGTATTATCTATTTTGTTTTTTTCTGCCGTTGTCGAATAAATAAGTTCATTTAATGTAAAGTTATTTGTTAAATTCATATATTAATTCCTCCGATTACGGTCATTGACTATCCCTATAAGAATGTTTTTTACATCTGAAACATCCTGATGTATCTGTAACATCTGGTCTTGCAACGCCTTGTGATTATCGCTGTAAGTATCTTTGCTCACAAAATGTTCTACTGCATAAGTCATTATCTTAGCTTCCAATGCTGTCAATTCATCACTTCGAGCAAACAACTTTAAACTAACTAAAATACTTATTACAAAAAGCCCGCAGGGGGCATATATTAACCAATTATCCATCTATTTCCACTTCTTTGTATTTAAGTTTTTTAATGCCTGAAACATATCAACTGCAAGATACATTAATTGAGCTTTAAAAGGGTTTACGCCTTCATTTAATAAAGCTGTTTTAAAAATTCTGCTTGCCAGTTTTCTACTATAATTTACAGATTGCGGGTGTGCCAATATCCAATCGTGTATAAGGCTTGCAGGCAGGTATTGTGGAGTGTGAGGGCATCCTAGAATTAACCAGAATAGTTTCCACAAAGTACACCCGTCAGATATAAAATTCGGATCCTCAAGCCTTAAATAAATTTTTTTGTTAGCATAGCTGACAATTACATAAACAGGCTGTATCAAATAAAACGGTTTCTTTTTGTTTTTGTAATCGTATCCTATAGCCTTATCAAAACTTGTGTAATTTACCTGCATTAGTCTTTCTCGTCAAATTCTTTGCGTAATTTTTCATATTTTTTCACAACGTTGTCTGGCAGATAATGCTTGTTATCATCAATCAGTCTGAACGCTTCTTCTGCCACATTTGTGGCTCTTTTAAGACGTTTTTTATCCTTGACAATCTGTGTTTCGCATTGCTCTTCCTTAGCTGTTTTAAAATAGTTGAAAAGGCTCGTAAAAGCCTCTCCAACTGATTTTATCGCGTCTGAAATGTCAAACATTATGCCTCAACCTCAATATCGCCTTTGACACCGTCGATTAAATCCAGCAAAGATATTACAACAGGCTGCATTGCCTGCATTGTTGCTACTGCTAATTTTGCTGCAATATTATCGGTATCTTTTGCAAGAATATCAATAGTGTCAATTAATTTTACATAACATTTTGCTGCAACGTTTTCTCCAACATCAAGCCACAAGTCTTTTATTTGTGTTTTTGCTTCTTGAGAAACGCCTTTTTTTGCTTCCATAATTTCCTCCTTAATTCTTTCTATTGTCTACACTTGACAAACCGGAGAAAATAGTAAATAATATAAACACAGGGTGGCAGTTTACCAGACTGCCAGATGCCCTTAGAGACTTAGACGGTTCTTATCTGTTCAGGTAAGAGCCGTTTTTTAATATGTACAAAATCAAAAAAATTAGTAATAAACTAATATTGAATTTATCCATATCAGCCCCCTTTCTAGTCGGGAACCAACCCGAGACTTAAACAATTGTGTTGGTTGTTCCGTTTCGAAAAGAGCATCTTTTACCCTGCATGATTATATTACTACAATCATATGGGTTTGTCGATTTTTCAATATCTTATTCTTCTAAAAGCTTTGTATAATCATTTGTTTCAAAGAACTCATCCATTTGCTTTTCGCTAAAGCCCAGAAGTGTACCGACAGTGTTTATATAAGGATTACCTCTGTAAAAGTTATTTGCACGGAGTTCTATTTTTAAGGCTTTTATGTCAATTGATGGCTTATCATCTTCCGATAAAGATTGAGTTTCAACAAGTGAAACAACATCGTCAAAGTCCATCCCTTTAACTTTATAAATAGCACGTTCAACATCTGCGGCAGTCAAATTAAGCATTGCAATTCTGTTTTTTTCTATTTCCTCTTGATCTGCCTGATATTCTTCATCTGTTTTTGCAATAACCTGATTATCCACAATTTTGTATTTATCAGGATTTTGTTTTATCAAATCCCCTGTAGTCTTATCTACAATGTAGTAGCCTTCTTGATCTCCGATTGTTTTAATATCTTGAACACTTAAATTATCGTCAACTTTATAGAAATTTTTTCTGTAATCAGGTTGGACAACCCAATTTTCATTTTTGAATACTGGAATTTCATTTTCCCCGTATTCAGGGAGATCAATTAGAGTTGCATTCGCCGGTATCAAAGGAACAAATTTCCCTTTAAGCTTTGTTTCCTCAGGGTCAGCCTCTGCTATTGTTGTAGATAAATATTCTTTTGTTTTTTCATCATAGTTGTAAATATTCATAAATTCCTCTTATTTATATCGTGTTTTTACTCTTACTTTTATTGAAGGCGTTTGAACAGTTTTGACTTCATTTGAATATATACTGTTTGATTTTGATGCATCAAAGTCAATCTGTGTAAAACTAGCGTTTCCAGCTCCACTCACAGGGGAAACCCCTAAACCGGTACCATATAAAGCACCTTCTGAGGGCTGATTGTTTAGAACGAAAAATCTGCTTACCTTTCCAGTGATATTCGGTAGCCCTGCTGCTATATAGCCGAAATTGTTAGAACCCCAGATGGCACGGTTTCTAAAATCAGGCAGAACAAAAGTTGTCGACCCGTCACCTGCTCCGTAAGTTGTTCCGTAAATTGCAAATAATTCCGCGTATGTTGTTCTCGATACAGTTCCACCCTCAAGCCATATTTCATTATCTCCTAAGGTATTTGAAAGTGTTATTATTGGGTCACCAATTGCATACTGTGCTTTTTCTCCGAAAGACAATTGTTTCCAATTTGTGCCAGAAGTGTCCTGTTCAGGGTCATTCCCAATATTATCATCTGTTAATGAATAAAAAAGTTTTAATTCTTCATTTATAACTTTTTTGACAATAGAGAACTTATAATAAGTTGTCTGATTATCCCACTCAGCGTTACCCTCTTGAAACAGGTATGCTATTTGCTGTGATAGTGCAAGTAAAACAGCATTCATATCTTCCATAAATGGCGCATCATCCGTTAACAGCGCAGGCTCCCACCCTTGTGTAAAAGTTTCAGTTTGAATTTTACTTACATCTTTTGTATATTCGGCATCATCGCCGTTTTTTGCTGTTCCAAATGCTGTTACTTCATTACTGCCTGCATTTTCAGCAAAGATTTTTTGTGTAATTCTAGGTATTTTAGCCATATAATTTAAATCTCCTTCTTCTTAAGCTGCATTGATATTAATCACATTAGATATGCGTAAAAAGCTTGCCTCTTTTGGTGCGTTTACACGTGAAAAACCAATCGGGCTCTTGTAACTGTTTATTCGCTTAAATCCGTATATTTTTGTCGGTTCCGGAACTACCAGTATATATTCGAACCCAACTCCGCAAGGGGCACGAAAATATTTTAATTTTAATGCAGCCTGTAATGATAATAAGAGTTTATTTGCGACAATATAAGTAATTGTTAAATCAAAATTATTTCTTAAAACTATATCATTACCAAATAGTGTATAAATAGCGTCATCTATATCTTTTTGTGATGCCCTGAGACAATTTACGAGAATTTTGAACTTTATTAATTGTCTGTAATCGCTATTATTAAGTTCATATTTAGAAAGCAGACTGCTGTAAATAGTCTTAAAACTACCGTTTGCAGGAGCATTTATTTTAGAGTAGCCTATGTTTTTGCTATCATTATGAAATGTAAAATAATTTCTTGTGAGCGTAAGCCCTTGAATATATCGCGGGCAATCTACGATTTTTCCTATTAAATCAAGAATAAATCCAAAATGAGTATCAAGATCTAATATATTCTCATATTGGAATATCAAACCGTTGCATAAAAGCTCTTCTACAAACATTTTGATTGTAGCGCGTGCTTTAGGGCATGCACGATATTGTAAAATCAATAAATCAGCATAATTTGTTGCAACTTCCTCTACAAGCTGCTTTAATTCTTCATCTGTATATGACATTATTATTCTACCGTTAAAGTTATATTCTCTGCTGCAAGTGCAAAATAGTTGTCTAAACCGGTAGGGGTAACAATTTCCTGCCAGTTAGAATTATCTGTAGAAACTTCAACATCATAAGGGATACCGGTGTTATTTAATATATCTCTTAAAACACAAGTTATTGTTGCAGTATCAGCATTTTCTCCTATATTGTAAGTTAAATTTTCTGACATTTTATTTTTGATATCGGTTTCATCTAATGCCGTTGTTTCAAGATTTTTTATTGTAGCCTTTACATATAATGTCTGAGCTGTTCCACGGTCAAAATAAACAGGTGTTAATTCCCCGTTTGATTTGGATACTAAAACCTCAATAGAACCTTTCATAGGTATTCCGGGCGGGATATTAGCATAAATTAAATTGCCTATTTCAGAGTTTTGTCCGCCTTGTACAATTACCCATATTGTGTGCGCGGGGATACCGTTAACTTCTATGGATTTTCTGTTATCATAAACTTTAACTTGTGTAACAGTGTCTAAATTTAACAGCTGGGCTTCTATGCTTTCATCAAAGCCCTGGGAAGGCAAAGCTACAGTTTTATTTCTGCGTTGCCTATATTCAGCATCGCTTTCCCCCGTATCGCCCGTAATATAATTTGCTGCCGGGTTTGTTACAGATACAACGCCGCTGACAATTGTTTCCGGTAAGGTAACGGTATTGGGCAGACACTGTATTCCCCCCAACTCCGCGGCTCTAAAAGGAAATTCATCTGTTCCGTTCAGATTTGTTACACTGTTAGCCAATATCCAGCGGTTGCCGTTTGTGTCCTGAATTGTATAGCCGGTACCGTCTGAATTATCAATGTTATTGTCAAGACCTTGAAGATTTGTCGGACCGCTCGTTGTTATCTTTACATTTACGTAGCTGTAAGTATAAGATTTAATTTCAAGTCCGTTAAGCTTGTATAAAATCTGTTGTGCTATTCCCTGGGCCTGATCAACATCAATATTTGAATTATACTGAACTAGTAAATCTAGAATATCTTTTTTTATCTGCGCAAGCAAATTTATCATTTGCCCGTCAGGTGTATTTTGGTCAATGTTTATGTCATTACCGTAAATTCCCTGATATTTACTGGTAATTTCTGTTATAATCTCTTCTAATGATTGTGTAACAAGCCCTGTTTGTGAAAAATAATTACCTGCCATAATTGAATTCTACCTGTCCTTGATAATCCGTACTATAAATTGTTGAAACATTGTATTGTATAGATAGCGTTCTGTCTGCATTTGTAAGAACATCAATGTTATTGACTTTTACAACACCTTCGGTCTGTGCAATAGTCTTTTCAATACTGCTTTGTAATCGTGCCGAGCGGTTATATTCCAGGAGATTAAACCAGTCTATGCCTGCATCTGTATCAAAAAAACAATCTCCAAGAAATGATAAAAGTCTTGTTTTTATATTTAATCCGATTTCTGCGTTATAATTCAGGTAATTCGACCGTCCTGCGCCAAATGTCCAATCGTGATTTTCGTCTAAATTTCGTATGCTCATTTTAATAATTCCGCAAAAGTTGTTTTTAAATCAGTAAAAGCCTGTTTACTTTGCGGTGTAATCACACCTGTATTAGGTGTTACCGCTATATTTTCGCAGGCTGTTAACAAATTGGTAATTAATGTTAATAAATCCTGAGAAGCATTCGCTATTTTGAATTTATCATCAATCGTAAAAATAGAATTTACTGCTGTTGCTTCATCTTCGCTTTCTTCAGGCGGGGTGGATACAACATTCACATTAAAGCTGTTTTCTTTTATCTGAAGTTTACAGTTTGATGTGTCAGTTCCGTTCCAGATATTTAATACCCCCTGTTCATAATTGGCAACAGGATTTTGAAGGCTGTGAAGTCCGACTAATGCAACGGCATCGGAAAAATCATGCATTCGGGCATCATCCGGAGCATAAGCTTCGCCAGTTTCGTACCACGCATCTATATTCCTGTCCATAAAAGCTAAATGACAGTAACAGCCTTCATAATCAGGCATTGTAATCCCGCTGTTTGTTCCGCCGATTACAATTATCGGAACATCTACAAGATAAGGCGTAGCGTAATTTGTATTATAAAACTGTTTTTGCTGCATTAACTCAACATCTGCAGTAAACATTTCAGGATAAAATTTAACAATTCTCCCGATATTGTTGCAGTTAAGATTACTCATTACTGCCTGCTGGACAACTGATAACGTATATTCAAGCGTAGGGTTTGTTTTTGATACTTGTCTTGTCATTAGTATGTTCCTATATAACTGATAGGGTTAACAGCTTTCCCGTTTTCTCTTACCTCGAAATGCAAGTGCGGACCGGTTGACTTCCCTGTTGAACCAACATAACCTATTGTCTGTCCCTGTGTTACTTGTGAACCTGTTGCAACAATATAACGGTTTAAGTGGCCGTAACGACTGCTTACTCGTTTGCCCTCAATAGTTCCGTTATCTATATATATTGCATTCCCATACCCGCCCGCAGAACCGGCAAAATTGACAATCCCGTTAGCCGGTGCTTTGACAGGAGTATCGTAAGGTGCCCCAATATCTATGCCTTCATGGTAAGTACTTCCGGCTGTTCCTTGTGGTCTTGGTCTAGAGCCATAACTACTTGTTATTCTTACATTAGCCCCTGTAACCGGTTTAGACCACTTTCCGGTTGTCTCGCCTATATAAGCTGCAACCTGCTTTTCGAGTTCTTTAAACGGATATTCTCCAAGGGATAATGAAACACTTGTATATAAATTCCCGCATTCAACAGGGCTGATTGTGCCGTAATGGCGCAATCTTATAATTTGATAGTTTTGATTTAAGAAAGGATAAAGTTTACTTTGCAAGCTTATTGCTTGAGCTACAACTAATTGAGGCTCAAAAATTGTGTCAACGTTCAGAGTTGTTTCACCCCTGCGAGGGGTACCAATCATACCACTGTCTGCATTCAATACCATTAACTGACCCGGAATAACATCATTTTCACCTAAGATATGTAATTCTCCGTTATCTACAAAAACTTTGTCAAAGTCGTACGCCTCTAGTAGCTTCATTGTCTGACCAATGAATGTCCTGCCGCGTTTTCTCATCTGTTTTACGTTAGAGGTTATATATCCGACTTTACAGGTAGGAACACCCGCAAGAAGTTCCTGTATCAGAAATTTGAAATCTGTATCTTTTGAAAATGTTTTATTTACAAATCCATACTGGAACAGATACCCGCCGTCTGTTGCCTGAATATCCGTTATAAAATCAACACCGTTACGGTAGCTTGTACATTCCTGAACATCACCCATAAAAATAAGAGGCATTATATTTTCATAACCTGCATATAGCCACATTGTAACATATTTTGTCTGGTCAAATCTGTCTTTCCATAAAAGAGCCTGGACATCATAACCGAGATTATAAATTTGAAAATTTCCGGTATTTGCATCAGACCATACGCCCCTGTTAACGGATATTGAATTTTTATTGTCTGCTGGGGAACGTATTCAAGCAGATCCTTTCTATACCCGACTTCAAAAACTATTTTGTAATTCCTGTTAAATTTTCTCATAGTAGTTAGCTTCTATCGCTTCAACATCTTCTGATGTAAGGGTATAAACTTTTGCATATCCTGTTGAAAAATCATCTATATCAGTCGGTTCAAGCCCGTCAATGGTATCGCACCGCAAGCCGAACGGCAGATAACTCTTATATGCACGCAGCATATTGTAAGCCGTGACAAGCCGTAAATTTGTGTAGGTTGTTTCATTATAAGTAAAATTGAAAAACCACCCTTGTTGGTTTGCTCTGTATTCAAGATATATAGTTAAAAACTGGTTATTTTCAAGCGGAATTTTTATCTGTTGTTTTGGCGAATTATCCAGAGATGATATTTGATACATTATTTAACCTTATGTAGACGGTATTGTCTGCTTATAAGTACCTTTTTGTGTCCCTTTATTTTGGGTTTGTGCAATCTGCTGACGTGTCCTGGCGGCTGTATTTTTCAAATCAAGCACCATACTTTGTACAAAGTTTATCTGCTGAAAAGTCAGAGTATAATCGCTTATATCAAGAGAGTTATCTCGTAAAGGGGTCATTGACTTTAACACCATATTGTCATAGCGTTCCCAGCTGGTTTCTACAGAAATTAATGCTTTTGATTTATATAATGCTTTAAAAAAGTAATAAGCACGTGTTTGCGCAGATGTCAGTTTATATAAATCCTGAAAAATTTTGAATAAATCAACAGCATTGAAATTATTTACGATTGTGTTTGTTACGGAACCGATTAAAGCATATTCGCCGCTATCAGTTTTTATCGCTTTACCGGCGCTGTCGACAATCTTTTTTGATTTCTGCTGTTTTACAAAATTGCTTACTTTAGGTACAAACTGTTTTACTAGCGACATTGTAGGAGTAACAAGCGCAAGAGTGTCCTCTATCGGATTAACAGAATGAAAATATTCGCCCTGTAAACCTTTAACGGTAATCATTACAGGTCTATGTGCAATATGGTCTTGAACAGGTCTGTTATCCTCAACGTAATGCGTTGTTATCTCGCTATCAAATTCTATGCGTTCTTGTTCCTGTATATGGAACTTAAACCCTGCGATTCCTGTCTGTCCAAGAATTTGAATAAAAGCATCTCCGATATTTATGTCTGTTACATCTTGGCAGATATTAGTCCATAACTCTTTAGGAGAGAATTGCGCTGATTTTTGGTTTATTAAGCTGAAATAGTCTGCTGTTGCCTGAAATACCATTTTATACTACCTGCGGATTGCTTAATTCTATCTGCGAAAGACTGCGCTTTATGCCGTTTGTGCTTTCATTCGCAACAAGTACAGGGTCAGCCGTACTGTTAATTGTCTGGTTTATATTGATTACGTTGTTTGTGTTATATGAGGTTACGTTGTTTGGAGGAATAGAATTATTTTGTGGTACTGATGCCGGAACATAATCAGAACTTCCATCTACAGGAGCGTAAAAAGGCATCGGCTGTTCGTTCCCAACCGTGCCACGGTTAGTTATCTCCTGTGAAGAAGTATTTTTATTTTGTTTATCAATAGGTGATGTTATATTATACCGGGGCAGTGTCTTTTTAGGGTTTTTCTTATAGTTTTGATATCCTGTAACATAGTCTTCGATAGCATCGTTATTTATTATTTTTTTTGCGTTTATTAATGCCCCGAATGGTGTAAACCAGAGATACCAGTTATCTTTTACAAAATTTTTCAGGGATTGACTTTTTTCATCAATATATTGGTATTGTTCTTCTCTTGATTTTATAGGAAGATTAAGTAATCTATAGGCATCCTTTAAAAGAGTGTTTATCCAACGTTGGTTAGCAATAAATTTCTGTTGTGCAGCTTCCCACGTTACATTAAGCGCATTCCAAAGGTCTTGTTGTTCACGTAAAGTCTTAATATTTTCCTCATCTAAATTGTATCTGGTATCATATAAATCATTATGCTGTTTTGCAAGATATAGTAAACTTTTAGACCAGCCAAGTTCATCTAATGCCATTGAGCCAACCGCTTCATCGACTTGTTGCAAGCGTTTTAATACCGCTGTAAGTGCTTCCTCAGGCTTATGAAAATCAAAATTATGAGGGTCAAGACCCAGCAATGTCCAACCTTTTAAATGACCACCCTTCCCGGATTGAATATCAATCAATTCTTGTTGAACACTAGCAATATTCCCTAAAAATTCTTCTGTACTATAATTGTTAAGTTTTAGCCACTTATCCCAACCCCTGAGTTTCTCAACAGATATGCCGGTTGTAGCATTAAACTTGTCAAAGGCTACAGTTGTATTCAGCGCATTTTTGCTGAAATCTTTGACCATATTAATGGCTTGCTGTGCGGTATTTTTGGTCAACAAAAATTGAGCAGAAATACCGTTAAGGGCTTTCATTAACCCTGAACCGCCCTTTTGCCCGAATTCTACAAATAATTCGCCTAAGCCTTTAGATTGTCCATTATTTCCTTCTGCCATTACCTGTTACCTGTGTTTAAATCCCTTACCTGACGTTCGTATTCAACCATAAATGTTTCATAATGAATTAAGTTTAAGAATGTTTCAGCATCGTACATTTTGATTGTGTTAACATCGCCGTAGCCTGCTTTAGAAAGCCTTATCGCCCAGTAATCCACCCAGTTTAGTTTTATATCTACCTCAGGCAGTCTTATTTCATCAAGAGGTCTGAAATGAGGGTATCGAAAACTAAACGGAGACTTGGAAAAAAAGGGGCTAAATTCTCCAATCCTACAAGCTGGATTACAGGGAGCAAATCCTGACGGGCTTTTTCGTCATTAAATACTTCAAGTGCAAAGGGTTTATTATCATATTTAACCTTTGTACAGCATTCACAAACCGCATTAAAGACATTTTCAGACCCCATTACGGCTAGTGCTGCATCTGCGTTTTTCCCGAAAATAAGATTAAATACCGTATCGCTTTCATCAATTTCCAGCTTTAACCCTGTACCTTTTGTTTCATTTACTACAGTTCTGAAAAGGTTTAACCCTGTTTCAACCGGAGCAAGTTCAAATTCTACAATCTTTCCGCTGGTTAGTTTGTATTTACGTGTCATAATGTCCTCTTACTATTACCAAATCTGAACGTGTAAACAGATACAACCTGATCTGTATTTCCTGTTGTATCAACCATTGGAACAGGCGGATTAACAGGAAGTCCAAAGAAACATTGCTGTGTTTCATTAGTTACTGAACCGTCAGAATGTGATACACGTTTGGTAAAGTCCATTTTTAGCGGTTTAAAACGTAAATCTCTGTTTTGCCACAATGTATAAGATGTGTTTAATCTCTTATCATCGTCAGAGCCTTTTACGACCCTTAATGTGACCTGACGTTGTCTGCCGGGTTCGTTATGTGCCCCAAGGGAATTTCCGTTATATCCTGTATTTGTGGTTGATGCTTCATTTGGTGCTGTTACCTCTGCAACTGTACCATCTGCAAAGTCGCTTAATGTAAATTTCCCGTCATAATCTTCAACTACAATCGTGTCTTGTCCTGTATATGCATCCATTTTATTATCTCCTTAAGCTTCTAAGTAAATCATAATATCGCTGTTATGAATTGCACCGGCTTCTTTGCCTGCACATTGAATAAGCGGGGCTTTTCTCTGTTCCCGTTCAGCCTGTGCCTGTTCCACAACAGGGGTTGAATATATGTAATACCCTGTTTCAAGAATATTCCTGTGGAAATCTTCCAAATTACCGAATGTGTCGGAGGAATTCCACTGTCCCGGGGCTATCATACCGTTTGTAACTGCCTCGTCAAAAGTATCATATACTGCAGATTTCAAAAGGTTCATACCCTGCTCGGTCTGCGGTATCTTGGTTCTTGTGGTCGCAAGGGTATTGAATACATTTGTTTGAATAGTGCTTGTGAGCCAAATTCTATTTGCTACCTGGTCAAAATATAAACCGTTGCCTGCATTTGAAATAACTTTAGCAAGTCCGGCTATAGAAGGGAAACAATCAACACCTAAATCTGCACATTGCTGTAATATGGTTTCGGTAATATTTGTATCTGCTTCAATACCTGTTAAGTCTTTCAAATTCATTGTAATACAGGTATTAGAACCGCTGTAATTTACAGATAAACCTCGTGAGGCGTAAGCTGCGGCAAATAATTTTGCGTTAGCTTTTTTCGTATCCTCATCAGCTCCATAAGTATAAAGCAGACATTTTGTCTGCGTATTACTTTGCAATTTATAAAATAAGCCGTTAGCTGTTTGTAAAGCATTTACATCTGATGAAGGTAAGAAAAATATCTGGTCAGCTGTTGCCTCAACTGCTGCTGATGCTTCTCCGGCTTCTTCATCGTCTAATTCTCTTGTGGTTAAAATACCCTCAAAGTAAATCTGTGCTGATAATCTTGAAATTGCTTGCGCTGTTGTTTCACTTGTCGATGTATAAGGTGCAACAATAACATAGCCGCTATTTGCTAAAATATTTGGATTTTGGCTGAATATTATCTGCGCCATTTTGGTACTGTCTTTCCCTGTACCAAAATTCTGTTCAACCGTTCTTGCAGCACGTGCAATAATATAATCTCCTGATAATGGTGACACCGGTTCATCATCGGTTAAAATCAGTAGTGTACTAAGCTGTTTGGGTGCTAAACCCGCAGGCTGTTCAGCTATGCTGACATTAACAACATAGCTTATAGGAATTTGATTTGCCATTTGTTATACTCCTTTGTTATGCTTCCAGGTGAATTTCAGGTATTGAAAATTTGTCGTAATAGTCCACAGGGTTTATATTCTGGTAACTTCTTATAACCCTGATACGGATATCATATCTGTTTAAGAATGCTGTTGCTTCAAGAAACGAGGCATCATAGATATTCCCCAGCCTTGAAATATGCATTTTGTTTTTTTCTTGTAATTGTTGGGATAATGTAGAACTTAAAGCCTGTAAGATTTCATAAGCCCTGTCCCTTGCTTCTGTATTGCGGGATAGCAGGGCTATTGTTATATCTTCCGCTACACTTGTGGTTAATATTTCATTTACACCGTCTGCAGTATATTCGTATTTAAGATTATTTGCATAAGGTTTTACTTCATCAATTTTCAGAACAATAAAAAGTTTTTTGTCTTTCGGTAGGGTATTGTCTGAATTAGCCGCCCATACGCGCCCTTTCGGCATTTTAAGCTGTGTATCAATAAGTTGTTTTAAAAGATTTAGTGTGTCACTCATTGCTTAATTCGTCCGCTTTGTATGCTTCAAGAAGGGTATAGCGAATATAACCGTATTTTCTGTAATCCTTTTTCTGCATAATTTTATATTTGACATCGTCATAGATTACATAATTATTTGTTGCCATATCAGCATTTGGCAGGCAGTGGATTTGCAGCCATTGCCAAGACCAGGCGCCTTCCGGGTAAATTTTTAAGTCCTCGTCAGAAGGCGGGCGCACAACACCTTTTGTGTTTATAATCTGCGGTGTGCCTTCGACCCAGTCTGCCCCGTCCTGATAGCGTTCAACGTATTCAAAACTTAAGTTTAAAAACCAACCTTTAATAGTGTTTGACATATTAGGCAGGTTTGAATTAGTGTTTATCATTGTGGCTTTATAATCTTCATGCTTATAGAACGTCTTAGAGCGCCGCTTCTAACAAGTATCTTGTTATTTTTAGCGTATTCTTCACGTTTCTTTTTAGATTTAACAGAATTGATTTTGCGCTTTAAATAGGCTTGTGATAATGAAGTCCATTGGTTATAGCCATTTGTCATAAATGCCTGGTCTACAATTTGCAATGCTTTAGTTCCAAGCGCTTTATAAAACTTTTCAGGGGCTTTATCATCAAAATAACGTTTAAATAATTCTTTCCTTAAATATTTGTTTTCATCAGTTGTAAGATTTAATTTTTCCTGTAAAGGTTCTAACAAGAAAGAACGTTTCGGAATTTTCTTGCCGTCATTGTCTGGCTGTTCGTGAATAGCGCCTAACTGTGCGTTAGTTAACCCGCTGCCTTCGTGCTCTTTCTGCGCCTTGTCACCCATAATCCCGATGCGTAATATAATCTTTTTTCGTAAAGCTTGTATAATCTCATCAAGATTTTTATTACTAAATTTCATGCTGCTGTCTTGTTCAGCCAATTGTTGTACTCCCTCTGCTGAAAAGTATCGGGCACGAGATATAAGGAAGGATTAAAGATAAGTATTTAAGCCCAAAACCGTTTTGTGTAAATATGCTGAATACAGGATTATCTGTTACCCATTGCGGGATTGTGTAACCTTCCGAAACATCTCCGACACTCTTTGATGTCGTTATCCCCACAAATCCACCGCCTGATGATGCTGTGTTTAAATCCATTTGCAGGTAAAAAGCCACAAGATGAAGATAAATCATTATTTTCTCAGCATCATCTATCCCAAACCTTGCATTAGCCGTTGAGAGTGCCTGTGACATAGCACGTTCTATATCTTTGTCCTGAACGTAATCATTTATGTTCCCTTTGACCTTTTGCCAGTTTTCAGCATTGTCAGGTGAAGTTGTATTAGCGTCAATCAGTGATTTATAAAAATTGTTATTGTAATAAACAATATCTCCGTTCCAGTAGGTTTGTCCCTCAACATAGAGAGGTAAAAAAGAGAAATCCCTGAAAAAATATGCTTTAAATTGTTCTACTGTTACAGTTTTAAAAATATCGTTGTTCATTTCATCCTCTTCTTTACTTCTATGCGACTTAGGGAGGTTTATTTAGCTGTTTTTTTCGCTGCTGCTTTGGCTTTTTCAAGTTCAGCCTTTAGTTTATCGATTTCTTCCTGCGCTTCTGCTTTAGCCTCAGCTTTGATTTTTTCTTCCATTGCTTTGGCTTTTTCTGCTGCGGCTTTTTCAATATCTTCGGGAGCAACATATTTTTCTACTCCGTCATATTTTAACCACAGTTCAGCTATATCGTCAGGGACATCCAATGTTTTCTGCGGCTTCAAAATGAAATAAACAGTTTCTTTCTCTTCATTCAAATATGCGTGAGAAAAAGGATGCGTTGATTTATTGTATAGTTTCATAAATTTTCTCCTTAAGCTTGTTCATCTGCGTACAAAATTGAACCTTCACGTTTTACCCATACACCTGTAAATTGTGCTTCTGCATCAGAAATTAAGTCCAATGAGCCTTGAGCATATAATGGGTGCGGTGTATAAACAAGCGGAGCACACATTACGATGTTATCAACGTCAGTGTTGTAGAATACGTGTCTGCCTTTACCGTTTGAAGCGGCTGTATTGTTGTATACAGTATGTACAATTTTGAAGTCAGCAGGTGCGCCGGCTTCTTTAAATGCTTTTTCCAGAACTTCCTTGACTGTCGGCATACCGAATGTATCACCGTAAGGAATTCCTAAAGCCATAAATGATCTTGTAGGCATACACCATCTGTTAGGCATAATTGTATAATTTGAGCCTGCAAATGATGTAGCGAGTGCAGTTGCTGCAAATGTTTTAATTTGTTCGGTAGTCATTTTTTCAGGTGCTGTAGGTAATAATGATGTATTAACCGTAACATTAGGCTGATTTAAAAGCCCGTAAGTTCTGCCGTCGCCCAGTCCTAAAAACATTGTTTCTTGGAAGCCCAGCTGGTAAGTCTTAGCTCTTGCTTTTTCGTTCTGCTCAACAATATCAAAGTTAACGGCATTTCTTGCAGCCATTTTAATAGCTTCCTGTCTGACAGCGTAGCGTTGTGCATAGAAGTTATTAGGAATAGTTATGCCATCAATCGCAATTGAAGAAGTAGCGTTAGCGTTAATTGCGTTAGATGCCGGATTAATCAAACATTCTTTGAATGTTGCGCCAACATAAGCAGTTGTGAACTGAAACAATCCGGTTGAATATGCTCCGCGTCCTACATCAATGTTTATAAAGTCGGAAGGTGTTTGTCCGGCTAATTCATAATACTTAGCATCAACAGCTCCGTCAACAATTTCTGTTAATGTATCAACTGTTTGAATAATGCCTCGTCCAGGAATATCAAATAAAGCGTTGATTGCTTTGTATGTCTTACGTGCGTAATTATCCGCATCAAAAATTAATTTATTAGTCATTATTTCTCCTCCTACGCTACAGCTGCTGCGGGTTCCATACCCGGCTGAACTTGTACAATAATTAACTGGTCTGCGGCGGTAGCATTAGTTAATGCAATGCCGATATAACCGTTTGAAGCTGTTGTTGTTGCTGCTACTTTACCTTCTGCTGTAAATTGAAGTTTTGAGCCGGCTGTTATATTTGCATTCGCTGTTTTGTAGCAATAGCAGTTAACAGGAATAACTGAAACTCTATCCAGTGCTGCAAAACTTGTTTTGATAGGATCTGTCAAAACTATACCTAACGGGGTATCTGTTACTGCTGCTTTTTTTACGGTAATAATTCCTTGTTTTGCGTTTGTTCCGTCAATAGTTACAATGTCGCCTGCATTCAATGCGGTAGACTGTGCACTTGATACCTGGCAGCCCTGTAAAAGCGGCTGATTAGGCAGCAAGGCAAGACCTCCGTCAACTTGTTCAATTTTAAAATTTGTTAATGAAATTGCCATATTTTAACTCCTTATTTTGAATTTTTTGTAAAAAAAAGAAGCTCCCGCAGAGCTTCAATGCCGCCATTTCTCCACTGTCTGAGAAATGCGTAATTATTTGTTTTTCTTTGTATTTAGAAAATCTGTTTACCGAGTTCTATAGCTTTTTTCTGTGAGATATAACCTGTGCCATAATCACTTGTGCTATAGTCATAGAAAGACTTTTTAAAGTCGCTGATACTGTTACGAGCTTTGTTTTTAGCCTTATTTTTGGCTTCATCATCGACTTCACGTTTTAATTTGTCATATTCATCTTCTTTGTCTTCGTCTTCATCCTCGTCATCTTCTTCGTTGCGGCATTTGTTTTTTGCTTCTTCTTTGTCTTTGTCGTCCTCATCCTCGTTTTTAGCCTTGTTATCAGCTGTGCCTGTTTCGGACTTGTCGTAACTCAACTCTTCAAGTTTTTTGGTCAGCGTTCTGAATTTTTCTTCTTCGCCACCGTCAAATTCTGATGCCGGCTTCATGGCAATTGCATCAGCTTCACGTAAAATTTTACGTTTGTCTACATCTTCATTTTTTGATTTCATGTTTTCTCCTTTATTTTTTGCCTTTAGGATTAGTTTTTCTAAATCTTCAATAATTCCCATATCTGTCTCCTTGCTGTTTTGTGCTTTATGTTTTGTAATGTCAGGGTTGAAATCTTGTGTAAGATTAGTTATAATATTTATAGAAAACTCTTCATTGGCTACGCCTATAGCGCGTTCACCCCTTGAGGAGTTTTCTGCTGAATAAGTTCTATGATTTAAGTTATAAAACTTATTACCGTTTTTATCTTCTCCGATTAGTACAGACATATTTTCTTTGTGTCCGTCTATCGAAACATTATGATTTATGCGGTGAAATTTAATTATTCCGTCTTGTCTCGGGTGTGCTAAATCTTCCGAACCTTGATATTCCCCTTTTTCAATAATATCTTTTAATGCCGGTATTGCTTTTATTTTGTGTATATCTGCACTATTTGTGTAAAACTTCTTTATGCCTGGATTGCTGAATAAAATACCTTTCAGCTCAGGATTATCAAACTTTTTGCCCTGATAATTCTCTTTAAAGTATTTCAGCCCATTCTCTCTGATTTCTTCATCAGTAGAACCAAGCTCATTGCCTTTTAATTCAATTGTTTTTGAATTTTCATTATAGAAACTTGTATTATTCCCGTCAGTAAACTTCCCGTCATCTCCCCGCGGGTGTTCTTCTTCTTTAAAATCTGAATTTACCGCTTTGTTGTATAAAAACTTCTTTTTGCCGGCAGAATTAACAGCGATAAGAGCAGCTTCATAACGCGGCGCATCCACGAGCGCAAGGTGTTCAAAAGAGCCGTTTAAGATTGTTTTATCAAACTCTATCCCGTTATGTACTCCGCCTTGCTCGTCTATTTCTGTAATATCGTACTGGCACGATACAGACCAGCCCTTATTAAGGATTAAATCAAGCGCCCGCTCATCCCAGATTATCCCCTCACACCAGTAATAACCGTCTGTCTCATCAAACCATACACGCGAAACCGTCCCTACGCGTAAATCTTCTGCGTTATCGTCGTATACTTCGTTATGGTCAATAATTACAGGACACCCTACAAATCCCTGAACGAATTTATCAAGGTTTTCCTTTGGTAAAAGACACAAACCAAAATCGTATTGTACAAGTCCTGCCTCTATGAAGCGGGATTTAAAATATCTTCCGCGTCCTTTATTTTCCTGTCCTAAAAATACTTTGTTTATTGCTTTCATTTTTTTACCTATATGGGGGAGTTCGGTATGTAGGGGATAATATGACACCGGCAATTATATGTTTCTCCAGGTAACCCCCTCGTGCCTTTTTCATCTATTACAGGCGGGGTATCAAACCTGAACACCTTTCCGTTAAGTTCTTTATGCAATTCTCGTTCCCTGCCATCCATTGTTGTAGACCAGATAAAATGGTTAATTCCCATTTTCTGATATTCTGTTTTACGGTATTCGGCAAGCATTATAGTGGTTTCGTTGCGGGCTAAAAACTTTGCTTTGCGTTTTGCTATCCCGAATTCTTTTTCAAGCATTTTTTGAACGTAATCAGTCCTGTAACCTGCTAATACTGCTTCTTGAACTCGTTGACGCATTTCAGGGATTAAATGTTCGCTTGCCCATTCTTTAATCCAGAAACGCATATTATTTGTGTAATCCCTTGCAATAGCCTGTTTCTGGCTTTTGTTAAGCTCCGGCACTATTACATTGAGCTTTTTTGTATTTTGTTTTAAAGTGTTACCTGCGTCATCAAGAATTGTTTCAACCTGTGTGTCAAACAGCATTGTGTCAATCATATATGGCAGGTTTGCATCAAGTTCTTTGATGAAATTTTGAACAGCCGTAATCTGCGCCTGCTGCTTTATCTGGTTTTCTGATAAGGCGACAAGAACATTATTCGGAATATTGTTATAAGGTATCTGGTAAGTCTTTGTCCATTTGTTATACTTAGCTCCCCAACGCTCAAACTCTTTTGCCTGCGTGTTGGTAAACTTATATTTAGCCTTAAATCCCTCATCTGTGTAGATTACAGAACCTGATTTTAAAGCTTCTGTTATGGGATTATAGTCATTCTGTGCCTTCACAGGGTTGTATTTTATAATCTCAAAAAGAGGCTTAAATATGCCCTCATAAAGATAGCTGAACAACTGTTTAAAAATGATATTCTCATAGATTTTTTTATTTTTAATATCTTTGATTTTTATCATTCTTTTGTAATATCAACAAGTTTTGTTGTATCCCGTGACTGGTTATTAAATAGGGGTTCATCCTCTAATTCGCCCCTAATTGCTTTTGTATCCATAATAAAGATGTTTTCTTTTTTCAGATACTCCATAACCTCTTGTGGTGAAAGCAACTGACGGTCAAAAAGCTGCAAAGCATTAGCGACTTTGTGGTCATCAATATTCTGCATATCAATAGCAGAAAGCACACGCAGAGGCTTCCAGATAATCCGCAGGTCAGGAATTTTGCGTCCGAAAAGCTGAATACATCTTAAATCTATCGCCCATTTTATTATGGGCAGCATAGGCTCCCTGACCTCATTTTCAACCATTGCGTTATAATTTTCGAGGTCATCTTCTCCTGATGAAAAACCGCTAGAACCTACACCCCAGATTTTAGCAATAGGCATTTTGGCGCAGGCAGAAATCAGTATGCGGATTTCTTTCATAATTTCAGCTAATCCGCTGAAACTGATTTGTTTCTGCTCGTAATCATCGCTTGTAGAAAGAGTTATTTGTGATTTGTAGTTCTTACAGCGTGCAATCATATCAACCATACGCTGTAAAGCTGTTTCACCGTTTGCAGATGAAAGCGCTGCGGAAAGAGTTGATAGTTTTAAAATATCTGTTTTGGCTTCATCAAGAAGTTCAAAAATAACATTTTGAGATTTAAAATATTGTGAACATTGCTGGAATATCTGTTCAAATACAGACATTCCCCAGCCTTGAAGTTCCTGTTCAATAATAAAAGGGGCCTCAACACCTTTCATTATTTTGAGTTTGGAATAGTCTATTTGATTTAGAGTGTTTGCTTCTGTTCTTTCGGTCTGAATTACATTAAAAATCCCGTCAGGAATATTTATATTGCTTTTAGAATACTGTAATCTCCAGCGGTCAACAGCAAGAAATTCAAGCGGCTGCCCTTCAAGTTTATTTTTATTAAGCGGGCGTTTCAAATCTCCTGTCAGCGCGATAAGTGCAGACCCGCCAAAACATCTTGCCCAATAGCCTGTTTTTTTGAAAGCAAGCATATCCCCGTTCATAATCAGGGTGTTGTATAGTTCTTCAAGTTCTTCTGTGCTTAATGTATCACTTTCAAGCTCAAACGCTCCATTTCTAAACGCATCATCTACCGGCTGCTTTACGATTGTTGCAAGAATACCGTAAGTCTTATAGAGATTATTGATTAAATACTGCTGCCAGCTAATCAGGTCATATTTTATATTTGTATAGGCATTCCAGGTGCTAAGGCTGTCGTTCCACGCATTGCCGCCAATACGCAAAGCAGTTTCCAGAGAATTAACAGCTTTATGCATATTTTGCACCTGTCTATTTTTGTTGACATATTTTCGGTATTTGTTGCTTTTATTTGTCATAAATTACCTGAAAAAGTCTAAAATAGAGACTTCTAACTGTGCTAATCCCTCTTGAACTGCTATACAGAGTGCGTCAATAATATCATCGTGTTTGTGGCTGTCATCACGTGTAAATGCCTGACATTCGCTTATTACATCAGGGTTAGAGCCATAATTTTCATCAACAGGAAGCATAATGTTACCCGCTTCAAGGTGTGGCAGCATTGCTTCAACTCGTGTTAATTTGTCTTTATCTGTTTGAACCGCAAACACAGGCACACTTGTATTTGTGCTGAATTCCTGAATTAAGCCTGTTCCGCTTGCTTTATCTTCAATGTATACCCCTGAACAATTAAGCCCGTACAGTTGCGGATTATTCCATTTTGTCCAAAGGTAAACCAGTTGTTTTCGTAAGTCCGGCGCTTCCCACTTACCGCGCAGCATATCAAGAACGTGTAATTTTCCGTTGTCTGTTATTCCTACAACCAAAAAGACAGTAAAATCGTTATGTTCTTTGACTTTCATTGCAGTGTCAGCGGTTATAAAAATACGTCTGTATGTATACTTAACGTCAAGTGGATAGTATCTGAACCACTCTGTTTTTATAACGCTGCCACCTATGACAATCGGATTTTGTTGATACTGTGAATAATAAAGAAACGGATTAATCCGCTTCATTTTCATTAAATCGCTATAGGGCAGCTTATCTTCCCAGATTGATGTCTGTTTTTCTTCATCTGCTGTAGGAATTATGCAAAAATCCCACTCATCAGCCTGCGGACTGTTTTGTAAATACCCGATTAAATCATCTGTTGCAAGCCTTTGTGCAATAATTATAATAGGCGTTTTAGGATTATTCCGGCGGGATTTGAGAGTATTCTCAAATATATCGATAACCCGTTCTTTTTCTGCCTGTGAGCGGTAATCAGCAGCTTTTAAAAAGTCGTCAATTATAATTGCCCCGCCGTATGTATCCTGAACTATCCCCGCTCCGAAACCTGTTATAACCCCTTTTAACGGTGCTGCTCTTAACGCCCCTCCGCCTGTGATTTTCCATAAATCTTTTGCATTTGTATCTCTTGAAATGCTGACATCAAAGAGTTGTTTGTATAAAGGGCTGTTTATTATACTTCTGATAACGCTTGAGAATTCATTTACAAGGTCATCCCCGTATGATGTATAAAGAAAGTTACAATCTTGATTTAGTGCATAGCTCCAACTTGTAAAATACTGTGCTATTGCTGATTTACCGAAACGCGGCGCAATTCCTATGTAAAGGTTGTTTTTTGTGTTGTTTCCGAACGCTATATCTTCAAGCTTTTTAATAACTATTTCGTGAAACGGCTGGAAAATGAACTCTTTGCGGTAAAGGTAATAATGAAAAACTTTGATATAAAGCTTTAAACTTGTCCTTAATAATTGACCTGCAACAACAGGATTATTCATTAAGGCTTGTAATTTTTCATCATTCATCTAACATTTTTTTCAAATTCTTTATATCTTCCAGTGTTGCCTTTTGCTTAAACTCGCCTTTGAGTTCGTGTTTGTCTGCCGGTTTTTCACCCAGTGTATCGCGTATAGCAAGATATGCACTAACATCTCCTTTTGCTGCCTTTTTAATTATCGCGGCAGTTATAGCGATATCGTTCTGCTCGCCGTTTTCGTCAGTACTTTGTAAAGCCAGTTCCAGCAATTCTTTTAATTTTTTGCGTTCCCTGCGTTTTTCGCCGGATTTCTTACCACCGTTTGATTGCCGTTTCTTTAGTTCTTCTTTACTTAGTTCGCCTTTTTTAATCGGTTTCAAATTTTCAGAGTTTGCCATAGGTTAATCCTTTAAAACATTCTAGGTTTTTCTATAGTTCCATCACCATACTTCTGCTCAAACATAAATTGTTCTAATTTTGATATTCTTGTGCTTAAGTTTTTATATTCAGTTTCTGGGCTTGAGCTAGTGGGCAATAAATTTTTACTCAAATCATAACTTCCCATCCGTTGGGCAATTTTGCCACTCAATAAAAGAAGTGAAGTCACGTTGTCTTTTTGGACACTTTCTGCCAACTGTAAAAGGTCATATATAAAATCGCCATTGATTTTAAAGGTATTATCTGTAGTTAATGCTATTGACATATTTTACTCCTTCACCTGCAAACTTAACAATCCTGCATTCTGCTGTAAATCCTGTGCAATAGCTCCGATGAGGTTTTCATCGCCTTTTGACAGGTCTTTAAAATTTTCAATAAAATCAAGTGTTTGAATAATCAATGTAAGCATATTAGCAAAATTTAACTGATCGTCATTTTCAGATGTTTCGGGGAACAACTCAAGAGAATTGTTATAATATTCTTCTGTTGACAACGGCTCAAATCCATGTCCTAAAATGCAAACTTCTTTTAAAAGGTCAATGTACCCGTCAATGATTTCATCATCATCGTCATTAGCACCGGCAATTCTGTCCGCAAACAGATGCTTCCCGTAAAACGCTTCACCATGTACTTTATAATGAATATTTTTGGCATAGCCCTTTACTGCTATAAGTAATGCAATAAGTTTATTAATATCTTCCATAATTTTCCCAATAAAAAAGCCGCTGGTCGAAGCGGCTTAGAAAGTAAGATAATTTTAAGGATTGATTTTAATATGATTTTAAATGTGTGTTATAATCAAATTATTAAGCATGCCTCATCCCAAGCCACACACGTTGTTATACAGACTTAGGGGCAGGAAGGGAGAGAAACAATGCTTAATTCAATAAAAAAGCTATTACTTGCACTGACACTGCTTGTAATAGCTATATCCGTATTAATCTTGTCTAAAGATTATTATTGCTTAATTCCTAAAAAATTTCAAGTGTTAATCACAAAACTTTCACATTCTAACAATAACTCATTTTCAAGGTGTAAACAAGTGTGAGTAGGTGTGAGTTTTTTTTGAAGAATTTGTGCATAAAAAAGATGCTTGTTGGCTTCTCTAAATTTATTTCCGAGGATTTCCCTGATGTTGTGAATCGTAAAGCAAAATATTAAAAATATTATTTTTGTCAAAAAAACCGATAAACCTTCCTTGTTTTTGCCCTTTTATTTTAAATTGCTCTAAATCGACATCCATATAATCTTTTAAGACCGGTAGATTTTCATTAAATGAATGAAAATGATATTGTTTTGGATTTTGGTGCATTTCTCCCCAAGTTATGCCAGAAAAAGCTTTAATATTTTGCAAAAAATTATATAAAGAATTTCTCTTTTCATTAGAATGTTCTTGTGAAAAATATTCGTCTGATTTAATATATTTACCAAAAGAAAAACTTGGATATAACTCATAATATCCAGTATTTGAGATAAATTTTATATCTTTTTTTGTAGATT